CTTTGTTCTTTATCCAATATCATCCCTTTCATCAAGTCGAAATGAGCGCCTTGGTTCACGCCTTTCTCACAAATAGTAACCTCAGCTAATTCCAGATTGTCCACCTGCATGATCTTGGTGCCATCTTCTTTGTGGATGTCTTTACTCTCTGTAGCATTTCCTGCTATAGAGTAAGAACGCATTTTCCCGCTTTCTATTTGATCTTTAACTTTAGCTGCAATTCGGGTATCGTTGCGTAACTCAGTTATAAAGAACAAGCCTTTGGGGTCTACACCACTACGGAAGACTGACCCACCCTTTGTAATGTAGGCTGGTAGTGCCCAACCCACCTGAACGTCAGAGTGCATGACCATGGTGTTCCGTGTACGGAAGTTAGCCATGTATTTTTTAAATGCTTTTGTAAGAGCGTTGGTTGTGATCAAGTGCCCCTCTCGATCAACCATCTCAACCGAAGCTGGACCACCTACAACGACAGGCATGTTGTCATCTTCAATACCTTCAGCAGCCTTAGCATACTTTTGGTTGTCTGGGTAAGCCCTAGCCAGTGTAAGAATCTCAGCAGGGGAAGCTAGTTTGACCGTGAACAAACGTTTGTATTCAGCAAGAGCATCGGAGATATCAGACATTTGTGCCCTACCAACGGTTGCTTTTTCTAAGAATAAAACTGAGTCTGTAAGTGCTGATTGCAACACTTCATGAGGGGTATGGAATACTGTGTCCGTTCCCGTTTGAATAGCCATTATAAAGTAACCCCGCCCGCCCAGAGAGTTCCTACACTAGATACCATGGTTATCAAAATCCCCACTAAAAGATATATAATTCGGTCTAACTTCGTCCCGACTGTGTTTATCTCAGCCTCCAACACGTCTACATCACCTTCAAGGAGAGGAATCCTACTCTCTGCCGCTAAGTGAACACGTTGGGTTGCTCTTGATTGTATTTGTCTGGACATATATAAATTATACCTCTGTAAGATTAATTTTTAGAAATAATATCTTCACTGCCATCAATTATAAAACCGTTTTCTTTCAGTTCTATGTTTTCTATATCTAGCTCACCCTTTTTAATCGAGTGTACCACACTTATGAGCATAGCTTTTTGTTTTTCTAATTCTTGAATTTTCATAAGCTGACGCCCAATAACTTCATGCTCGCTCATAATTTCCCTCTTCTCTACAACTTTTGGTCTAGGTGTTCCTTTAGGAGGTTCAACCCCTTCAAACTTTACTCGTGTTTCATCTAGTGATAACCCTTGAATGATAGCCGTTTGCCTCATAAATAAGTGTTCTGGCATGTCAGCTTCGCCATCCCAAACCCAAGGCTCCATATCAAACTCACCAGTGTTCTCATTGTAGTATCCCGGTATATCCTGTACTAAATCTTCATTCCCTTCGAGCATTCGGCTCTCTAAGCAACACACCCGAACCCTACGAGTCCTAGCAATGTAAGGATTAGCCCAGTCTCCTATCCGCTGAAACGTACAATTACAGAGGTCATCCCCGTGAGTCCATGTAATCTCTGGCATCTCTCTTGGATGTAAGTTATCACTGAACGTGTGGGGAGCCTCTGAAAAAGCAAGTGTCATATTAGCCTACGTTACTAACTGTTCCATCTGCAATAACCTTGCGGAGAAGTGTACCGTTAGATTGGATAGCACTAGAAGTAGAGATAGCACCAGCGAAAGCGGTTCCCTGCTTGAAGATAACTGCCGACGTTGGCTCAGTAGTTGCAAACGCAGTAGAAGCACCCATGTATAGGTTCTCTGCTAGTACCTGCAAATCCCCATCGGTAATTTCCGTAGTGGTTCCAGTAACGTTTAGGGCGCCTCCATCCCAAGAAATAGTAGCATCACTACCACTACCAAAGATGAGAGTCTCGTCATCAGCGAGATAGTTCCAGTCGTAACCCATAGCAGAACGAGCTAGTACACGGGCGTCACCCGTTACATCGGTCATTTTAAAAGTATGTTTAGTCATTATATTTTGTCCTCATTTGTGAAAGACATACCAGTCACATCATCTTGAACATTTCGATTTGTACGCCACATGGCTTGCTTTATAGATTTCTTTAAAGCTGTCGTTGCAGTAATGTCTGGTAGTGATGCTTCCATTAGATTCATCACTTCCCCAACCATTCTTTTAGTATGGATGTCCAAACTTTGCAAAACACCATCTGTGTATACATTTCTCATTATTCACCATTACATTACATTACATTAAACAATCATTCAATTTAAAGGGTAGCCCCCTCTTGTGAGGGGGCTACTCTTTGTTTTAGTCCTAAGCAGACAAGTCTGTGATCTTAGCATGAACGTCGAAACGATATGCCCTGAACTCAGCCATTGTGTACAGCATACCCCTGACTACCAACGCATCTGCTGCGAAGTAATCACGGTTTTCGATGTACTGGGTAGGTTGAGCAATAGCAATTTCGAGGAAGTCTGTATCCAAAACGTACACGTTGGAACCTAGAGCGGAACCAGCAGACGCTGCCTGACCGAGCGTAGCGTCGGCATCTGGCATAATTGGAATACCTGCATAAGTAGCAAGAACAAGACCAGTCTTAGTACCGGGGAAAGTCTTTTCATTTCCGATACCAACCTGATATTCTTCTTGACCCATGTACCGCTGCTGGGAGATCAAAAGTCGTTCCAGCTTGAAGTACTGATCATGTCCCATGACAATCAACTTAGGCTCTCCACCCTTGGTACGAATCTTCTGAATCGCAGTGTCCAAGAGGTTGAGCGAAAGGTCACGACCTACACCAGAGTTACCCTGCACTGAGGCAGCAGCAGCGAAGCCACCGTCATCTCGTGGGGTTCCTGAGGATTCGTCGATGTCATAAACATCGTTGAATGTAGCAAGACCAGCAACACCATTAGTAGTGTCAGCACTTACGTTTACAATGTCGTCGATGGACGTTAGTCCAGCACGAGACATAACTAGCAAGAGGTCAGCAACTGTAGTGGTTCCTACCGCAGGGGTAGCACCAATGGTTGCGAATGTAATGTCATTGCCAGAGATTGCTGAAATTGCACCCTCGGTAGTACCGGGAGTACCAGCGTCGTTGATGATCAACGTGTCTCCAATTCGGAGAAGCGATCCATCACGAACGTTAGCGTCTGTAACGCCAGAACCAACGGCAAGGTTACCGTGAGCAGTAGGCAAGAACAATTCTTGGTTTAGTTCCTTGATGTGGTCGATCTGAGCATTCTCGTTCTCCAGAGCAAGCACGTCACCAACACCACCCTCAAGTTGTGCAGTGTACATTGCTTTCACTGAGGCACCGAGCATCGTGGTGACAATCTTAGGCAAGCTAGAGACTGTCTCGATGTTTGATACATCAATGTCTGGTAGAGAAGCTAGTTCAGTCATCGGACGTGAACGCTGAGTTCCACGATCCGTTCGGACCCTCCAACCAACTTGATTGCCGAAAGTAGTTCGGGGCACAGCGTTGAAGAATCGTGTTTGGTTGTTGAGTGCTTGCCACACTTTTCGACCATAAGTAGTCGTAAAGATATTATCAGCAGCCGTGGTTGAGAAAACCGCATCAGCCGTGCCGGTGTTAGCAGCGTTGAATGCCTTTGTTAGGTATTCAGGGCCAAGTACGTTCTGGTTCAAACCTCGGTTTGCCTGTGACAAAAACTCTTGAATAGACACAGTAGCCATAGTTTAGAGTTCCTCCTAAAGTTCGACTTCGGTGACGGTGCCGTTACGGATACCATCTTCAAGTCGTCGTAATTCTTTGTAAGTCAGTTTCGTAAAGTCAACTGACTGCTCTCCATTTTCGCTCTTGGAGATAAAAGCTTCGGACGGGGAAATTTCAGGGGATAGTGCAACACGTTTTACCTGAGTTGAACCGGATTCCTTGATACCCATCTTTGCCATTATGTCTTTTACATCAGTTCCCAAAGATTTGGTGATAGCCTGATCCAAAGACTTCTCTTCATCTACTTCTTCGTCCTGTGGGTACTCAGAAGAGTCATCGTCTTCTTCGTCTCCGTCGTCGCCATCTCCCTTATACATAAGGCTAAGTTTGGCGAGGGCTTTTTCCATACTTCTAATCATAGCGCCTACGTCTTGTTCATCTTCATCTGTATCTTTATCTGCGTCATCTCCGTTCGCATCTTCGTCTTCAGCCTGAATCGGCGCACCGGCGTTTTCAGTCTTGTTATCAAACGAAGTGGTTTCTGTCTCGTCTCCTGCGGACTTGTCGTTATCAGTGGATGCAGTCCCACTAGCAGATTTAGGGGCAGTACTTAGGTCTAGATCGTAATCTGCGCCTTCCTTCTTGATTTCTGCGATAACCTCTTTTATAAGTTGGGTCCTCTCTGAAACATACTGTTCTTTTTGGAATTCTTCATATTCCTCTTGATCAGCTTTTTCAAAACGATCATCCATCTTGGAAAGAACGTCCGCTACAGCGGCTAGACCCAGAGATGTACCTTCAAAGTACTTCTCAATACGGGCTTCAAAATCCGACATGTGTTGTAACCTCCACATAATAGTTACCAACAAAAAAGCCGCTCTGAAGCGACTTTTAAGTTAATATTTAGTTATTTTGAATATTTCATTCAACTTATTATACTTTAAAGTATAAATTTTTAACAAAATTATGCAAGTTTAATTATATATTAGTTACTTAGAGCCAGCAGCACGAAGGATTTCTAGTAAATCATCTTTAAAATCATACAATGGTATTTGTACATGCTTTTTAAACATCTTTTGTTGTCTACCATCAGGTAACGCTGCTTCTACTTGCTCAAGAACTCTGCGTACCATAGTTTTATGGCGGCGTTCAAGTACTTCTAAAATATCATCCAAGGTCGCCAACTGCTCTTGTTCGTCGCTCATGTAATTCTCTTTTCTAGTCTATATATCAGACTCACTATGTACTTGTTACATCAATAACATCACTTCTATTATTACACCACTCACTTATAATTTCAGCCCATATAGAAGTATCATTATCTAAAACTTCATCTATAAACCCAGTCCCTGAACTAGTCGAAGGTATTGTAACCCCGCTAGGATCAGTGACGGGACGACCTCTATCTACACGCCATAGAGCGGTAGGTAAGGTGATCCCATCTTTAGAAACTTGTATAGCTGCTTTAGATTTTCCTGACTTAGAGGGGGCATCCATA